CGGCGGCGGCCTTCAGCTCCTCCAGAATCTCGTCGGAGGCGAAGGAAATGTTCAGAGGAATGCTGTATTCCTTTATGTATCCTTTCCTTTTCAGATGTTCAAATGCCGCTCTAATAGCCATTATTAAATCTTCCTCCTTAAATATTAATCAATGCGCAATCATTATCATATTGGCAGCTGCCCCAACCATCAACAAAATGATATCCCACTTCATGATCACTGATGCGGATACACAATTTTGCTTGTGTTCCATAGTTTTCAGCATAGTCGTTGAAGTCTTCGTAATCGTTATAAAAGTTTGCATCATCTACATTTTCGAGCATAACGTTATAATTATGCTCAGTTGCTTCAAAATACAAATAAGTACTTATCGACTTTCTAGAAGTCTCAATCTCTATATCGCTGATTTCTTTCTTGAAATCTTCAATATATGCTTCGATTTCTTTCAACTGATGTTCAGCGTCATAAATCTTGCATTTCAGTTCATATAAATCTTCTTCGCTTGGATATTCATAGTAACACATGAATTCTGCGATTCTCAAAAATGAGAATGCCTCTTCAACATCATCAAACTTATATTCTTTTCCTAGAGATTCACTTTCTTCAATCATCTCTTCTGAAAAGTCATAGTCTTCATCATCTTTGTTTTCAAAGTAATATTCTAAGTCGTCGTTTGCTAGATCAATGACTTCCTGTTTCTTTTCATTTAATTCTTCTTTCAATGTATCAATATAATTATGTTTCATGTTTGTTTCCTCCTTGGGGATTTCTCCCCTCCCTCTTTCCAACATTATATTAACATATATACGTACGTATGTAAATAAAAAACATGGAATTTATTGAAAAAATTATATTTCCTACAAAAAAATAGGGTGATGCTTTCACATCACCCTTACAAAACAATATAACACTAAACTTTTTTGATATATTTTGATGATACGTAACCACGCTTGCCTTTATATTCAATCAAGTACCATCCTTTTTGCGCAGTCACGATCTTGACAACTGCACCTTTTTTAAGTGGACTGAATGTACACTTACCAGCTAACACTGAAGGCTGTTTTCTTACGTTCAATGCACTAGCGATAACCTTTGCACTGTTTGCACTTGTAACCTGTTTAGGTTTAGCAGTTGCTGCTTTTGGTTCAGCATCATATGTTGGATAACCAAAACCAAGAACCTTACTGTAACCAATTTTGTAGCATTTGTTGTTTACTGAACCGCCATTATCTACTACACCAGCATCACTTGAAGTATTGCCTTCCATAGTATAAAAATAGCCATTACCGACTGCTGTTACAATAGCAATGTGGTTAGCGCCAGCATGTCTTGAACCCTTGAAAAATACAAGTGCACCAACTTTAGGTGTAGAACCGTATCTTCCATGTTTAATGAAAGCCTGTCTGATATGTTCACATGATGCTGATTTCCCATAAATGAGCTTGCAGTCACCGTAGGCTTCATTGAAAATCCAAGAGATGTACTCGGCGCACCAGTAAGCAGGGTTTAGTCCATACCAGGCACCATATTTTGTGTAATTCTTATCACCAGCATTCTTTGTCTTATTGTTCAGATATGCATTACTTCTTTTTTCAAGATAACCATTTTCGCTCTTAGCAACTTTGATTACCTTGCTCGCATAATTCTTTGTAGCCATATTATCATTCACCTTTCTTAGTTTCTAGTTTGATGACGCGTTCTTTAATCTTTTCAACTTCATGATCAAGCTTTTCGATAGCTGACTTATTTTCATCATGTCTTTTCCACTGCGTTGACTGATTATTTTCAACAATACATAACCGCTGATTCAGTCTAGTTATCTGATCTTGAACGTTTGCGATAGCCACACTGATTTGTGTAAGCTGATTGCATTCCTGATCATGCTTAAGATTGACCTTAATGAAGTTGGCATTCATTTCATTTTTAAAATCATCATAATTCTTTTGTTCCTTCTTGGAATCAGTCTTGCTTTTTATAATCCTGTCATAGACTGAGAAGATGAAAGTACAGCACCCAATAACGAACATAACAGTAGCAGTAGTAACGTTCAACGTGATCACCCCATTAGATTCTTGCATCTGAATCACTTGGAACATATGTACCGTCATCTTCTACCGCATCAAATTTGATTTCTTCATTGTCATCACCGATTGGATTACCAACAATTGTTAAGTCTAAATTTGCATCACTAGGATACGCATAAGTGCGTGCGCGTGGTGAATCACCAATACCTTCCGTTGTTGGATCTTCTATGATACCAATGATTGCGATTAAACCGAAGACCGCATTGACAACCGCTGCCAGCTTATTCCCTAAATCTCCGAAATCTGGCTGATATCCGAATACGTTCGCTACCACCTGGATCACCAATAGTGTCGCCGGAATCATCTTGAGCCACCAGCTACGATTGCGTACTCTGACGCGCCAGTTGACTGATTTGATTAATTTTACCATTTTTCTTTGTCCTCACTTTCTGATTGAAATCTGACTTTGTTCTATGACGTTGTAATACGATGTTTTCAAACATCCACCTTTTAAGTCCGTCAGCCTTTACATGCTTAAGTTGGCCAAGATACGAACTGATCGACTGATTTGCCGCAAGATAAGAAATCTCTTCTCTTGCGTATTGCTTGCACACTTTCATCATTTTTTTCTGGGCGTTCCTTGATGATTGTTTCGTCAGCTTGCGCCATCCCGGATAGATACGGCATCCTACGAACGTGATTCCATTTCTTACATACCCGATTGTCGTCTTGCTGTTAAGACTGAGGTGCAATCTTTCTTCGAGAAACGCGTCGATCTTGTCGAGACAGTAATGTGCATCAGCAAGCGATGTCTCCTTGTCATCAAATTCGAGAATCATGTCATCCATATAGCGAACGTAGATATGAACTTTCAATTCATGTTTGATATACTGATCAAGCTCATTCAGGCAGATATTTGCGAATAGCTGACTTGTCAGATTTCCGACTGGCATCCCGACATCATAGAGCATATCCTCTCTCTCGACATCGTCTATCGTGAGTCCTTGAGGAAGTCCGAAGGCGGTATGCTCGCAGTTTATGATTGTATCAAGTAACCTCACGAATTCAGGATCGTGTGGATATGTTCTTTTGACTATATCCATAAGCACGTCATGCGAAACTCTATAAAAATATTTTGATATATCTAATTTGAGATATCTTGCATCTCTATTCCGTCTTACCGTTAGTGAACTCCATTTCTGCAGAGTCTCTGCAGCTTTGATAGGTCCTTTTTCTCCTCTGCAACCGTATGAATGATATATCATTTTACGATCAAAGTATTCATTCACCTGAAGATGGATAGCCCACTGCACGACGCGATCACGAAACTGAAGCGCCATAATAAGTCTCTTCTTCGGCTCATATATATAAAACTGATGATATCTCCCGACTTTATACGTTCCCCACAAAAGTTCGTTTTGTAGCGATATGATATTTTCTTCCAGTCTCTTGGTGAACTGCATTGCATCGGGTTTGTACCACTTCTCGCTTGATGTAAGGTAGTATGCTTCTAGCAGGTTGTCCCATGAAGCGATCTTTTCTATCAGCTGTATTCTTTTTGGATGTTCTTGTGTTTCTTCATCCGTCATATTCAAAATCCTTTCTAAAAAAATAACCGCGTGTGACATCCTGACATTTAACAGGTAGCCTGCGCGGGGTCTTCTCTGCTACCGTCGCAGAGAATGAGTATCTTCGACTGCGCTTTTGTCAGCCCGGAGGCGCTTCCCTTATCTCTCTTGATTACCGATTCAGCCTTGACTGTCCGATTTAAATGTGAGAGGCAAGCAGCGCGGAGCCCGATGTTGATGTTCGAGTTCGAGCGAGCGTTGTTGCCGTTGAGCGAGAACACACCAGCCCTAGCGCCGTTGTTCCAGTTGCCACCGCGATAGAACGAGCACCGACTTTACACGAAACGTCCCCATCGCCTTTTGTTTATTTAGTTGATTTTATCCATGCCCCAAGCATGCACCCGATCTCATTTAATTCTTT